ACAATTTAATCAAGAAGAGTTTCCTATACAAGTCAAAGAATTTAGATTAGTAGAAGATGCTCACACAGCAGTCGCTAGGGGTTGTTTGAGTGAGGCTCAACTTATTGAGGAGGAAGAGAGTGAAGAAACTAACGAAGAATAGTTTAAAAGAACTTATCAGACAATCCATTGATGAACTAAAAGAGGGTGGTAAAGGTAGCGGAAGACCAGCAAAACCGGGTGGAGCTAAAGATATAGAAAACAAAGCGATGTCAGCCGCTGATGATGCAAATGCTAAAATGGATGCTGCTGAAAAAGCTATGAAAAAGAAAAAGACTAATGAATCAGTTAGTAGAAGATTCACTGTAAAAGAAGTTCAAAAATGGATGAAAACACTTGAAGAAAACAGATACAAAAAAGTATACAATTCAGATGCTCGTAGAGTTTCTTGGATGGTAAATAATGAAGGTGTAGATTTACAAGAAATGCCTATATCAATGAGAAAGAAATGGTCAAAAGCTGCATATGGTAGAGAAAGATATTTAGCAAAAGAGTTTCTTAAAGCTAAAACCGGTGAACAAAAATTAAAAGAAACAATTAGAAAGATTGTTGTGAGATTAATTAATGATTAAACTAAAAGACTTATTAACAGAAGGTAAAATAATATCCGATGTAGAAAGAGCTGCTAAAAAAATTGGTATTAAATTTAAGAAAAAAGTAAAAACTAAATTTACAAACGATTTTACTGGAGTTAATCAACCAGGTGAAAATGTTAAATACGATGATTGGATGGATTATAATCCACAGAACTATGAATCACAGGGTAGAGCTTTAGTTGATGC